TAGTGATATGATCGTTGGTGACAGACTGATGGTCTATATAGAAAGTACTCCGGCGGAGGGTGAGAATCCGGCAGTTATGACACCAATCGCGTTCGGCACGTCATGCGGTATTGATATTTCGGCGGACACTATTGATACGTCAAACAAGATGTCGGGTAATTGGAAGGACTTTCTGGTAGGGCAATTAGGGTACACGGTATCTTGTGAAAGCATGTTGTCCTTAAAGACCGGACACGCCTCTTTTACCACACTTAAAAAGATGATGGTAGAGCGTAAGCCTATCCCGTTCGTTCTTGCAAAAACAGAAGAAACTGACGGGGATTTCCCAAAGGGAGAAGAATACGTTAAAGGGAAAGCAATTATTACTTCCCTGTCTCTGAAAGCGGATAATGGTGCTATTTGTACAAGCTCCATATCCCTACAGGGTACAGGACCTCTGGAAGATGGAGTTGCATAAGGAAGAAATAAAAGAAATATCAGTAAGGCGGTCCCATGATGGCCGCCTTTTTTAATAGCGGTACAATGAAAATTGGATTAACAATAAAATCAATCGTTCGCTGGGAGCAACTTCGGAAGAAATCATTCTCCCTAATGGATTATTCAGACCGGGAAGACGTAGATGCCCTACTGTACACAACAACGATCTGTAACAGCGAAGGGGTGATGTATACCCTCGATGTCTTCCGGAAGACCCTTTCAAATGAAAAATTGGTGCGAGAGATGGTATCAAAGTTAGAACGGGAAATAGCAGTATTAAGCCAGTTTCAAAAGAAACAGGAAAGTACGGGAAAGGGTAGTAATGAGGGCACCCCGGAAATGATAGGCAGTATTGTTTCTACACTTGTTATGTCCGGATTAGATGCGTATTATGCATTCAACGAAATGGAATTATGCGATCTTCCGCTCTACATAGAAGCGTATGAAAAAAAACGTAAAGAAGACATGGAAAGTGCAAGGATATGGACATACCTCACCATTCTCCCTCATATCGATGCCCGAAAGATGAAAAATGGGGCAAGAGATCTGATTATATTTCCATGGGAGGAAGAAGAAATGAAGAAAGACGCGGAGCGCGTAATGAGAGAGAATGAGGATAATTTAAAGAAATTCCTTGCTGGGGAATTATTTGATATAAATAAAGTAAACTGGTCAAAAAGAGAAGAATAATGGCAGGACGTTTAAGTTTCAGTATAGCGATAAATCTCTTAACAGAGAATTTCAAAAGAGGAACGAATCAGGTAAAAGCAGCCTTTCGTTCTATGCAGATGCAGATTCTCACCTTCGCTGCGGCATTAGGTGCAGGCGGCATTGGCTTAACCAATCTAGTCTCCCGATTCATCAATGTAGCGAGAGAAACAAACCGTGTTACCACCGCATTGAAGAATGTCTCCGGCACGATGTCCCAATATGCGGATAATCAGAAATATCTGCTCGATCTGGCTAAAAAATACGGATTAGAGATTAATGCTCTGACGGCTAACTACGCAAAATTCACGGCGGCTGCTTCCATATCCGGTATGTCCATGATCGATCAACGAAAAGTATTCGAATCCGTCTCTCGGGCATGTACGGCCTTCGGTATGAGTGCGGACGACAGTAATGGAGTTATGCTTGCATTATCTCAAATGATGAGTAAAGGTAAAATTAGCTCGGAAGAACTTCGTTTGCAAATGGGAGAACGTCTTCCTGTTGCTCTTCAGGCTATGGCAAAAGCTGCAGGTGTTTCTGTTGCCGGTCTGGACAAGTTGCTCAAACAGGGTAAACTGATGAGTAAGGATGTGCTTCCTAAATTTGCTGAGGCACTTAATGAGATGATTCCTAACGTTGATACTGATAACTTGGAAACATCTGTAAATCGCCTGAAAAACGTCTTTACAGAGTTAGTGAACGGCACGGATATACAAAGTAAATATAAAGCTCTGATAGACTGGCTGACCAATATTGTTAAATCGGCTGCTGACAATATAAAAAGCATTGTTACCTATCTTGTTGCAGCTGTTTTAGTCATGGTTACAAGTCGGCTGGTCAATAAAATTATTTCCTCTATTGCCAAAGCCGAATTAGCCGCTAAGTCAGCAGCACGTCGGGCGGCCAAGGATGCAGGGCAGAAGTTTGATGAAG